TGACTTGCACGGAGAAGTCGATAGCGACGGCTCTGATGAGGAACTTTCAAAGACATGATAGGCAATGGCAAATTATCGCCTTGTTTTGGTGAAATGTATATTGAAAGTCCTGGAGTTGATGTTAATTTTACAGCACCGTCGGACATTGACAGTTGAGCATTTTAATATAGCTATGATTTTGATTGGATAAACATAACAGGTGAAAGAAGGACAGAAATGAGATGCAAAACGAAATATTGCAGAAAATTATCAATTATTTACAGATTGCTGGCTGGCTCATTGGTCTTATCGGGACTTTGTTCATATTTAGTGGCGGCCTTATTGGCTATATCTTTAATCAGCATAAAAAAACAGACGAACGCGAACATGGAAAATTGTTTGACAAAACAGATGATCACGAAACCAGAATATCTAAAATAGAAGGTAAAAATGGATAGCGACAGAATAAAATTATTTAACTATATAATTGAAACGCATAACCAATTTAAAGATGATTCTAAATTATGGCCGGCGGTTCGCGATGTATGGAACGTGTCGGACAGGAAAGCTAAAAAACTTTCAAAAGAATATTGCAATGTTATTTCTTTTTGGGCGGTTCTTACTTCATCAGGATTGATTACCGATTCTTTACGTGCCTTTATGATTTATTGCAAAACAACAAAATATATTAAAAAAAATGGAAAGCCACATTTATATAAAAAGTTACTCGATAAAGATGGATATATCAGAGGCAAAGATCAGATATTAAAAGCGTATGGGATAAATCTAAACTGGATTTATTTTGACAATTATAATTGTTTAGAAAAAGGCGCGCTGGATGACAATTATTTTTATCACATGAAAATGAGTCCAAAAGGGCGTAGAGGTTATCATTTTATGGGCGGTTATGTTAAGGATGACATTTTACATTTAAGTTGTTCATCTTACCGCGGGATTGATTTTGTCGCTAAGGATAAAGTTGAAAAAAAAGAATTTTACTGGATTTTACAAATAGGGTGATATTATGGGAAAGATATCTAAATTTTATAATGCATTAGGGAATAACAAAAAAGAACGGTTCACCAGGTTAATGTATTTATTAGCGTTAATCGGTTTAATAACAGTTTTGACAATTAACGTTGGATATAACAAAAAACAGGGATGTTATTGGAAACCTGCCGATGTTCATATAAATAAAAAGATTGGAAATTCTCCACAGGGAGGCCCGCGCGAATGAAAAAAATAATATTTTTGTTTATAGTAATTATTTTAACCTCGTGTCAATGCGCACCAGACAGGAAAGATTTTAATAATGATTTAGAGTTTACCCTTGCAGATTGTCTTTACCGTGCAAGCAAAGATCCGATTGTTTGTGACAAAATCGCTGAACGTTATAGAGACTGGCACAAAGAACAAAGTTACAAAGATAAATTACAATATTGCAATAAGCCCGAAAATTTACCGAAAGGCTGGACAGGTGAGTCGTGCAGGAATTATTTAAATCAAAAATAATTCTTGACATTATTTATAATATGAATACTTTATATCGAAAAGGTGAATAATTATGTATAAATTAACAATAAGCGGAGAGATCGGATGGGACGTATTGCCGCGTGACGTTCAAAGACAACTTGATGAGGCAGCAGGAAAGGATCTTGATGTTAATATTGCAAGTCCGGGCGGTTATGTTTCCGACGGTATAGAAATATATAACGCGTTCAGAGATTATAAAAGAAAATATCCAGACAGTCAAATGATGGCAACGATTAAGGGTGTTGCCGCAAGTATGGCGACATATTTGGCAGTTAATCCAGCGTTTGACCTTATAGCAGCCGAGGACAACGCAGTATTTATGATCCATAATGTATGGGGTGGTACCGTTGGAGATTATAGAGAGATGTTAAAAACCGCTGAAGTGTTTCAAGGGTTAACCGGAATAATCGCAGATGCTTATGTAAATAAAACCGGAATTTCAAAAGATGAAATAAAAAACATGATGGATGAAGAATCATGGTTTTTCGGATCTGAAATATTGACAGCCGGTTTTGTTGATGAAATTATAAATACTGATTTTGAAGGTGATAAAAGTCAGCAGGTCGCACATGCAAAAATGAAATTTAAAAATTTATCAGAAAAATTAAAAAATGAAAACTCACACACTGATAAAATCGCAGCAATGATCAACAGTGAAGTTTTTAAAAATACAGCAGATGAAATTAAAAAAGATTTAAAATATGATGAATCAAAAATAACCGCAGGAATAGAAAAAGCACAAAACCCCGCCACAAACGCGGGCAAAAATAATACGGAGGAAAAAACCATGACACTTGAACAACTCATGGCAGCAAACCCCGCCGCGAAAATTGAACTTGATAACATGCTTGATAGGCACGGCAAGGAAAAATTTGAGGCAGGGAAACAGTCAGTTTTAACAGTAGCTAAAGAGGCTGCTAAAATTGCAAACAGTGATAGTTATCACGAAAAGATCAGAAATTACGCGGTAGGCGTTATGGCTGGCGAAAATAGTATGGATGCACTTACTGCACTTGTAGTACATGCAGACATGACATCAGAATCAACAGCAAGTAACGCAGCAAAAGACGAAACAATCGCAGCCGGTGAAACTTCACCAGAGCAGCAGCCACAAGCCTCATCCGACGGAGTGATAAGAAACTCTGTTGACTTTATGGCAGAGATTGAAAGAGGAAAAAATAAAAATGGAGTGGAGGTGGTTTAAATGGCTGTTCAAATAGGAAACGAAAATACTAACGTGCCTTTTATCCATAACGAAGATTCAATCGTCAGAGATTGCACCATTGCACAGGATGCACAAAGAACAGAGGATCTTTTACAGTATACAGTTATGGCATACAACGCCACTAATCAAAACTGGGTACCTTTTACAGTTCTTAATGACACCGAAGGCGAATCAATGCCACGCGGGATTTATCTTGGAGAAGATATCGACGCTGATGATCTTGTCGCAGGTGACATTGAAGATGTTTCTATTCTTGTAAAGAATGGAATTGTAAACAGGGATATGGTAGTATGGGATCAGGATCTACAAACAGCCGAATCAGTTGTAAACCCTGCAACCGTTAACGCAACAAGCGCAGAAATGGCGCTGATCGAAACCGCTAACATCACTATGGAAGATGTCGAGGCGATTTCTGATTATGAACTATAAAGGAGGCCACAAATCATGGCAGTAACACCTAATGCAGTAGATGTATATAGCAGATATATGGATGCAATGTTCGATCTAAAAGATGTGATCGGAGTGTCCACAGTATGGCAACAGTTTTTTGGAAAGCCGCAATTCGGTAATTCAAAAACTGTTTATAGTCCTAACAGTGAAGTCATAGACATTGACATCATGGGAGCCAACGAGAGAACAGCAAAACTGATCCCGCGTGGCACAGACAGCAGAAACACCGGACCGAATCAGAGAAATACGACTACACAGTATTTTTCAACTTTCAGCCGTGTTTTTCCTTTTGCTGAGGAAATGGGCGATATTTCAGCGTCACAAATTAACAAACGTGTCGCAGGTGAAAACCCATACGAAGGCAGGGATAAATTTGACAGAATGAGAATGCTTGCAATGGAACATCATAAAGAACATATCAGACGTTATGTCAGATTGTTTGAATTACTTGCCGGATCTTCTCTTCTTACAGGTCAGATGCCCGCGATTCTTGGAACCGCTAATGCGGATCTAATTTATGACTGGAATAGAAACGCAGCACTTACAATTACGCCCGCAGTTCCTTGGAATAATGCAGCAGCCGACATACTCGGTGACATTGACGGCGCGTTCGACACAGTTAGACAGATCGGAAAAGTTAAATTTAACGTTATGTTTATGGCTGGCGACGTTGCGCAGGCATTTTTTAACAGTGAAACATTAAGACAGCTCGGTGGAGATAATACTGGTTTTACACTTGTGAGAGCCGGTCAAAATGCACCAGTTCCAGGAATGTTTCAGAGTCTTGTTGATGCAGGCGCAGATTATAGAGGGTTCTTAATAACTCCACAGGGCAGACAATTAGAACTTTTCACCTATAACGATTATTATGATGATGCAGACGGCGATCCACAACCTTATATGCCAGCAGGAACCGCGTTTTTAGCTTATTACGGCGCAAGATGTGACAGATATTTTGGACCGTCAGAAAGACTGCCCATGTTGTCAATTGATAATGTTATGTATCAGGAAATGTTTGGATTTTCTCCAATGTCCGCACCTATGCCAGATAAAATAATGGGTTCCGGAATTATAACAAGTGACATGTTTTATTGTGACGCTTACAGATCAGCAGACAATAAAAAAGTTACTATAAGAACACAGAGCGCGCCTATTTTTGCAACAACTCAAACAAACAGTTTTGCAACGCTTAACAATCTGATTGAAGGTGAGGCAAGCTAATGATTATCAAATGGATCGACAAAAAATCTGTCCTTTCTGATAATAAAAAAACTTTTAAGGCGGGCGACGTTATACCCGCCGATTTTTTAACTAAGTCCAGACTTGCATTTTTAATTGATGAAGGTAAGATCGAAAAAATGGAGCCGATCGGAAAGATTGATCCGGTTAAATCTGAAAAGGAAATTGAAAAGCAACCTGAAAAAGTTAAAAAATCAAAAAAGAAAAAAACTAAAACTGAAAAGGACAAACCTGAAATTAAAAAAGAAAGTTTTGATATAACAGGTTTAGATGGTAATTTAAACGAGGTTAACGATAATGAAAGTTCCGAAGAATAAAACTTTATACGTTGGCGGTCAAAGATTTAAAGAGGGTGTTGTTTTGCCACCTCATATTTTAAGATTTGACATTAAATTCAAAGAAGATGAAGAGCAGAAAATAAAAAGCAAGTATAATAAAAAATCAAAAAAGGAAAATACTTTTAATTTCAATAATTAAATTATGGAAAATTTACGATTAACTTGTGAACAGGATTTGCATGACACTTTAGAGGGTGAATGGAAAGTTGAAATTGAACTGACAGGCCCAGACGGTATCACTCAATATTATAGTAAGAATAATCCGACTGAAAAACTTGGTGGTCAGGTTTTATATTTTACTAAAGAGGAAGATCCCGCAACAGGTGAAATGATAATTGTAAATAAGCCATGTTTAACTTTGAGAGTTTCCAGCCTTGACAGAATACCGGAGGACGGTGAAAAATGGTTTATAAAAATGCCGATTAGACCGACCGCCGGAGCTGAACAGGTTAGTTTTGTTTTTACACCAACTAAGTCAATTGAAAATGGGACTGACATTGGATTTATGAGAATTTATCCACAAAGGATCGATAATACTGGAGAGCCGATCTCATGATGATGTTTAGAACAATAAAAACGGCGGTTGTGACCACGTTAGGAGATGCAGCAGCAGAGCGTTTTCGCGTTATTGGTTATCAACGGCAAAATAAATCATCGGATCAGCTTAAAGACAGTTTGAGAACTGTTCAAGTTTATTTTTCAGATGGTAATTTTCAAAAATCCACCGGTCGTATGCGTGGACATAAAGCGCATGATTTGACATTACAGATTGATTTATCAGCAAGCGCAGCAGCACAGGGCGATCTATCAGTTTTAGAAAGTTCCAGCTCAACAGCATTTGAGAAAGCCGCAGCACTTGACGCAGTAAAAGAGGCCGCCGAAATTGCAGACACTAAAATAGATGAATTGATTGAGTATGTTTATCAAATTTTAATGGACGCACGTAATGAGGATCTGGGACTTGATCCTGGTGATTTATCTAACCGTTGGATCGATTCAATAACAAAAGATGCTTTATTGCAAAACGGCGATTTGGTAGTAAAGACAGCAAATTTAAAATATACTTGCAGAGTTCAAGAGGAAGTTTTAGGCGACATAGGGAACCAGCCTGAAACAGTTACATTTAACTCCTCAATATCGCCCGACGAATCAGGGATTGAAAATTTGGGAGTTACAATATTAAATGATAATGAGGAGGAATAGCAATGACTATTACACCATCAAGCCTTGCAGCCGTTAACGGTGTAGGTGTTCAAAATGAACAGTTCGCAGTTGAGGCGCAGGTAATAGATCAAAAAAATGTTATAATTGGAACATTTGACGAGGCGACTTTTACAAGTCTATCCGACAACGTTCCTTTCCGTGTTTTTAGTCCTGAAGATGTAGGATCAAAAACTGGATTCGGTTTTATGTTGCATAGATTAGCGAAGGCCGCAATGAAAGCCGGTATAGTTGAAACGTGGGTAATTCCACAAATTGAAGGCGGATCAGATCCGGATCAGGCAACAGGTGAACTTGATTTCGGGGCAAGTGCAAGCGTTGAGGCTGGCACAATTGCGCTTTATATTGCAGGCGATCGCGTTGCGGTTTCAGTTAGTGCAGATGATACACCAACTGAAATAGGAGATGCAGTAGAGGCAGCAATTAACGGAAATGATGATCTTCCAGTTACAGCACTTAACGTAGCCGGAGCGGTTGCGATTACTTCAAAGTCAGGCGGTACATGGGGAAATGACATCACACTTGTTTTTAATTTAAAAGCAGGTGAGGAACTTCCAACAGGTGTTGCGTGTACTGTAACCAATATGTCAGGCGGTGCAGGAGTTCCAGATATTCAAGATGCACTTGACGCACTTGGAACCGGTGACGGCCAGAATGATGATTTTTTCACAAATTTAATTCATGGTTACGGCGCTGACACTTCCACACTTGATGCAATAAGCACATATAACGGACTTGGTAATGATTTTGTAGGAAACTATAAAAAAGAAATTGCAAGACCATTTAGATCCATTGTCGGTGATACAACAGCCGGATCAACCGGACTGACTAACGCGCTGGCATTTGCAGAATTAAGACGTGAAACAGATAGAACAAACGGAAAAATTTGCGTTCCAGACAGCCCGAATCATCCGCAGGAAATAGCAGCACAGATGATCGGAATTATGGCGGTTACAAACAGCACCAGAGCTGAAGAGGGATATATTGACAAATCTCTTGACGGTGTTTATCCTGGAGACGTTGCAGATCGTTGGACTAACGATTATGACAACAGGGATCAAGCTGTTAAAGGTGGCGTTAGTACTACACTCGTTAAAAATGGAATTGTTTATGCACAAAACATAATTACATTTTACAGACCGGAATCAGTGGCCGCAAGTTCAAACGGTTACAGACCTATGAGAAATATTTCTATTATTCAAAATATGCTTGCAAATTTTAAGGCAAATTTTGAAAGGTCAAAATGGAAAGGCATATCAATTGTCGAAGATTCCACAGCAGTTTCAAACGTTACAGACAGATTAAAAGCGCGTGACGTTGACAGTGTACTTGATGATCTGATCTCACTCGCTGAACAATTCGCAGGTAACGCATGGCTTTATAATGCAAGTTATACAAAAGAACAATTGCAGGCAGGCGATAAAGTTACACTCCGCGACGGTTTAACCGGTTTTGATATTTCATTCCCTGTTATACTTTCAGGTGAGGGCGGTATTTACAACAGTGTAATAACGTTTGACACTTCAATAGCAATATTAACAGCAGGAGGTGAATAATCATGGGTAGAGCAACAGGAACACCAAAAAAATGTGTACTTGATGGCGTTAGTTATGATCTTATGGCAGAGGTCAATCTTAATTTTTTAAGAAATAAATACACAAAAGAGGCAACCACAACAAGTGGACAGCCTTTAATTAAATTTCTCAAAAGAAACCCTAATATTGAAAATGTTGATCTTGGTTGCACACCTTCCGAAATGGAAAACTTAAAAGATAAAGCGGATCAGCTTGTTGAAATGCCAATAGCGATCACGTTGGCAGATAATTCAACTTATAGATGTACAGGACATATTGATTTTTCCGGATACGAATCAGAAACTGGAAAGATAACAATTACAATATTGCCGGTCACTGACTGGACTCCTTTTCTAAGTTAGTTTAAATATGATTGAACCGGTTTACATACTTATTCGCACATCAAACAGACCGTTATTTTTTGAACGCATGATGGAGACAATTAAAAATCAAACGTATAAAAATATTGTTACCATTGTTCACAGTGACGATCCGCGCGATGAGTATGTGACCGGGGATATTATAATTAACGGCCACGCTTACGGAAACGGATACGGAAACGGGACATATAATTTATATAATAATAGATTATTAAGAGCAATTCCACAGGGTGAAGGCTGGTATCATTTTATAGACGACGACGACGAATATGCAGATAAAACAGTAATTGAAAGATTGGTTGAAAATTCAAAACGTGAATATATGAATGTCGGACGTGTCCAACGCTGGAATAAAACAATCTGGCCTCGTAAATGGGGTGAACAATTATCATATCAAACGGAATGTTTTTTCTTGCACACGGATCACAAGAATAAAGCGAAATGGTGGGGACACACCGGAGGCGATCATAATTACAGCAAAAAATTAACTAAAACTATGCCAGTTAATTGGATTGAAGATTTACTAATTTGTAAAGCACAGGAAGGAAAGGGACACGGTCGAAAATTTGATAAAGGCGGAAAAAAGATTGATTTTTCACACATTGAAAAAGATAAAAAATTCCCTGTTTTGGGTTTACAGAAATATAGGAAAGGACCGCGAAACGATTGGATCTCTCAGAATCAGATTAAATGGATGAAATACGGTAAAGCTGAAAAGCTCGAAAAAGACGGAATTATAAAATTTACACATTATGCGACTAAACAGGAGGCGCGCCCCCTGAATAATATATTTAACTTATAACTTAAAAGGAGTTTATAAAATGAAAAAGGATTATTTACTTAGTAAAAAAAACGCAGAATTAGAACTTGAAAAAATGCTTGATTATTATGAGATCGATATTGATGACATTGAAGATAAAGATCTTAAAAAAGCAATTAAGGCAGGTTATGACAGACTTGTAAAAGCCGTTCGACTTGGCAGACTTGAAATAAAACTTGACGACGGGATCAAAGTAATTCAAAAACTAAGGGACGGATCAGAAAAATTAGAATACCGCGAAATTGACGGCGTGGCAAAAACTGAAATGGCAGGAAAACAGGAAAGCGATTATTACGGTAAAAGTTACGCTTTAATGGGATCACTTTCAGGAGTTGGCGAGGCTGGAATTAAAAAATTAAAATCAGTTGATCTTTCCCTTGC